ACTTAAGATACGCCAAGGCTTTAAATGCCGCCAGCAATAACACCAAGAGTATCGAATTCTTTTCCCGTGCGGGAGTAAAAAGTAGTTTCGCCAGTATTATCAATAATAGCGATACATCTACAATTATGTTTGAGTATACCATTAGCAAAAAAATTGGCATTATCTGCAACTTCTAGTTCGTATTTATCTCTGCTATCTATTCTTGTGATACTTTTAATTTTAACAGTTTGCATAATTTTTTCTCTACTTTATTCCTATTTCCTCGTATCTCTGATCCCCAAATACAGTATACCTTGTAACCAAAACTTTGCAAGTGACGCACCCTTGCTTTGTCTTTACTCCATATGTCTTTTGCTTTTATTTCTCCAGCCCATGTAACCAATATATCATTTGGTTTATATTTTTTAGGGTTGGCATGATAATAATCGCCATAAATTTCTATAATTATTTTAAAGTCATGTAAAATAATATCTGGTCTAGGATTATAGATTCTTTTTAGTGTTTTATTGTATTTAGTAAAATCTATTCCATTTTTATTTTCACTATCGTATTTAATATTGTATTTATCTAATATCGTTTCTATCGACTTGTGTTGCCAAGATATATTACCAACATTTCTTCTAAAATTTGGATGATTTACTGGATTAGTAATACCGTACCTATCTTGTAGTGTCTTTTTACTTTTTTGTTTAACTTGATCTAATTGAAAAACATTAGTAATATTTTTGCCATATTTTCTTTGTAGTGTTTTTTTTGTTGTTTTAGATTGAAAATTATTTTTATAGCCATATTTTTTGAGATTAAACTCTTCGCGTTTTTCTTTTGTTTTACTATTATTTGCTGCTTCTTTTAGACTTTGAGTTTTTATTCCAAGTTCTTTACATCTAGCAATAATATGTTTAGTTTTAATTTGTGGATCGTTTAATTCTAATTCTAGCTGATAACACGGTCTGTTTAATTTAGTAATGTTTAAATTAAGATATTTTTTAGTAAGTATATTATTTCTATATTTAGAAATATAATCTATATATTTTGCACACTTTGCTTGATGTCCATATAAGTTTTTTAATTTTTTAAATCCTGCTTTGTGACAATATTCGCATTTCATAACAATCTCCTTATTAGTATAGATTACACCAATAAGAAGAAAATTTGATGGACATTACTTATGGAATAGAATTTTTTCATCACCATTAAGTTCATCAACCCTACGGTAGCATTTCAATTCGGGTAGATAAACAGTATCATTTCCCGTAATTTTTAGACTTTGACCATTTTCTAGTACAATTTCATACCATTGTGTTGATGGCTTTTCAGAAATATCTTCTAAATTTTGCATATGATTTAGAATGGGTTTATACTCAATTTGACCAGTTTTATGGTTGTAAGACTTTATATTTCCATTAATTTTATTTTCTACAACAAACCCAATACTTAGTATATCTCCATTGTCGAACTCTACTAAAGTATGATAATCAACACAGCCATCGATCTTCCTACTAACATACCAACCATCTTTCCAATCTACAATATTTGGATCGTACTTATCTGCCAGAGCAACACTAAACTCTGGAATATGATCTGGAATAGCCTTATTTATAATCTTATCCCCAGCACGGGTTTTCAAATCCTTGTCGATAATACAGTGAATCAATTCTTCATATTCTGAGTGATGCTCAATGAATGAATTAACGGCGGCAATAGCATCATGTCCCGTAATTTCTCTGTTCTTTAGAGCGTCAAGCAAGCTAAAAATAGTTTTATGGTTATTTCCTCTAGCAACAAGTGAACTTTTCTTTTTGAGATTATCGCTAGTGACATTATATTGCCACAACGGATGGTATGTGTAGAGCAAAATCTTTTTGATAAACTTAGCTCCATCATCATTAGAGGAAGTATAGTCCTCAATAATATTGACCTTATCAATTGTACTGCTAGTAGCTTTCAAATCACGAACAAAACCCGACAGATGCTCAAACGACATTTCTAATTTCTCCTGTGTTTTCCAAAATTCTACCATAGGGTAGTCCTCTTGTCAAGTATCGACTATTTGCGATTTGGTCTTGAAAGAAAATAATTCATAGCGTTCACAATACTCTGAAAATCATCTCCTAGTTTGCCTATTCCAGTATTACAACTTTCACAGACCCAACCCCTAAAACTATTATCGTCATGATCATGATCTAGCGCCCATTTATATGGGACTTTTTTACAACACTCACAAACTTCTGGTTTTGGTGGTGCTTTTTTATGTAGTTTAGTCCTAACTTTTGATTGTTTTTTCACACACTTCCTACATCTGCTATCCAGCTTATCTTTGTACATACTATGCTTAGGAAAACTTCCCTTGTTCTTACGTTTACCACAATATGAACAAATTTTACGAGACATTAGATGCTACTTGTTTACAAAATTCTATAACATTATCTTCTGAGAATCTGTTTCTAGCATAGTTAAACATAAGGGCAACAAAACGAACATTGCCCTTGAGATAACCTTTATTATTATCTATGCGGTCAATAGATGCAGAATATGGTGTCGAGGTATTATCGTCGCTATATTTTTTTAACACAAGTTTTTGTTTTGTAAATGGGCAGATACCTTCTTGTTGTTTCCAGAGCGTTTCTAAATATTTAATATCAACATCGTATGAATGATTTCTTTTTTTAGAGCTTTTCTTGATTACTTTCATATACCATCTAAAACCAGCATATTTATCTCTTTGTCTTATATATTTTGTATCTACAAAATTGTTTTTAAATTTTGATAGATGTTTTAGATTATTTTTAGTTTTACCAGCGCATTTACGACTGCAATAAAATTTACTTCTTCCTTTTTTCCTTTGTTTGTTTATTTCTGCTGCTGGTTTTTCTGATTCATTACCACATAAAGCACATATTATTTTTGTTTTCGTAATCATTATTATCTCCGTAATTGGTAATCTATAATATACCAAAAATGGAGATGAGCAAGTATTTAATGGAGGCGGGCAGAGTCGAACTGCCGTCTTGTGATATTTCTAATTACATTTTCTACAAGTTTATTTTGTTCATAAGTTTTAGGAAAGACTAAAGAACAAACAACATTTATCTTTCCGTATCAACTAGTCTCAGGCTAGAACCCGTTGACCATTCTAGCAGCCGAAGGATTTTACGTCGATTTTTCGGGCGCTACCTTCATTGCTCCCTAAAATCGTCACCGCTTAATTAAGCAGCGAGGGCTAACTGTGTTTCGCCAGTTAAAGCGTTTAATCGACTTTTAAAGTGGCCGGTCGATCAACCACTACTTGCTAACATAACTTTCCATATCCAATCGATACCTTTACGCCCCCCTATTGTTAGGTTATCGTATCATTAATCATTTGTTTTAGCATCTGTTTGATTAATTCGTTAATTTCCTCATCAGATAGTTGTGGTTTCATAGTCTCATTGTTTTCTATGAATAATCCTCTTGCTGGTCCTGCCTCTAATTTTTGCAGTCTGTAGACCAATTTCTTATTGCTTTCTAAGAGACAAATATTTAATCCTATAGATACCATCAATAATCCGATGATAATTAATATAAGTGGATGTATGCTTCTCACTGATTATATTCTTCTTGTTGAATGTTGTTAAGTAGTCTTTCGCACTCTTTAAGTCTTATAGACATTTCCTCACACTTTCTACAAAGATCAGTAGATATATATTCTCTAATGGAATCAATCTCTACTTGCAGTTCGGTTATTTGTGAGTTTTTCTGCATCATTATCATTTAACCAGAATACCATTTCATTGAGATTATCATCCCAAGCACATTCAAGCAAACCTTTAGATGCCAGTTTAGCCAAACCAACCCCAAAGAAAACTTCTCTCACATCATCGAAAATATCATTAAATACTTCCTCATTAATGAGATAGTTACTATTTTCGTCATAGCCTAAACTGTAGCCAGCAACAATATGTTTGATTTGATCCAAAGAAATATATTCGTCAAGATTTTCGGAGTAGTCTTGCTTAAAAGACTTTGCTACTGAATCTCTGATATGAATAGCATATCCATCCAAGTCGGTAATTGAGTACACATTATCTTCAGACATTTTAATACCCCAAATTATAGGAATCTTTTTAGAGTTTGGCCGCTTTTATCTGTAAATTTATCATTTAGCCTATCAATAGTTTTTTGCATTGTCTGATCCCCTCTTGGGAGCCATTTTTCATACTTATCAAGAGCGGTGAGTATTTGAGGAATCCAGTGCTGATATGCGATATCGTATTCCTCTGGAAAACTTTGCTGAATAATATTTCTTATCTGCTCTATACTAGATTTAATATTATCTTTATACTCTAGTAGAAGATTTAATTGATCTTTCTTTTCATCTAGAGAATTTATCATGTCGCAACCTCTTTAGGTTTCAGTTTGAGCAATTTATGCTTGATCTTCCATACCCCCGTCTCTTTATTCTGCATATCTGGACCCATATAAATGTGGCAAAATCCTTGGTTTTTATCAAGACCGTATGCTAGAATACCTTTGTCATCAACTCCTTCTACGCGAAATCTACCTCTATACCCCATAGGTATGAACTCTCCTTTACTAACAAAATACGGACCTCCGCCAACCCTAATTCTATCACCCTTTACTAAGTCCATCCAATGAAAATCCCTAATAATTTTGGTATTCTTAGCTTCTTTACTTTTAGGCTTAAATGCATAAATATATCCACAAGCCTTACATACATAAGCTCTGGGACCAGTAACTTCTGAACAATTAGGACAAGACTTTTGACCCTTAGCCATTATTATTTCTCCTGTGAGTAGTCATCTGTGATAGCCTAAGCATACCATAGTTATCGGCATTGTCAAGCGGGGCTCTTTAAGAATTTTCAGAGATAACCTTCCTTTTCTGCCTCTTTATCTGATAGTGTTTTGATCCAAGCCGGAATAATTTCCCCACTATCTAGTTTTCTTTGTTTACGCAGTATTCCCTTTTCTCCACTATATTCGCATATAGAGTAGCTAATAGTTTCTGCCATACCTATGGTCCCTCTCATATACTCATCTGCACCATAACAATAAGCTCTTAATCCGCCAAACTTTTCTTTAATTTGTGACCACCAGAAAAAATCTATATCTTTTCCTTGTCTAAGATTAGAATCTAGTCTATTCTGAATAGTATCACATAGTTTGTCTAAAAGATCATACCAGCCATCACCGCACTCAATATATTTGAGATTTTTAAATTGAGTTGGATATTTTTTTATTAATTTATCACTCAGTTCTGTTTTCATTTCGTCTACCTAATGCTTTGCTAGACCAGTCTAAAGTATTGGAGTCATCAGAAAAAGAATAAAAAGAATTCCAATCGCTAATAAGTTCTACTTCCAGTTCTTCGCAATTTATCTCATAATCAATAAAGGTTTTATCTTCATTATAAACCCTAAAAAATGGAACAGTTCGGAATGGGGAGTATAGTATAAACCCTTTAGTTCCTTTAACTGGCTTTTCGTTTGTTTTCATCTTTTTTATCTCGCTCTGGAATAATTTCAAGTTTGCCGGGAAAGTAATGACAAAAATGACTTGAACTGATTCTTTTCTTGATCAATCCTTCTTCTTCGATTTGAATATAAATATTAATACGGTATCTGTTTTCATATACATTGATAATGCGTGTCATTAAATAGTGCTTCGGCTTCTCAATCTGCTTAAAAAGGAGGCTCTCTATCTCTAGTTCATTCATCAAGGATTAGCTCCATTGTTTTCTGCAAAAATGCTTTCGATATTTGTAGCCAATACCGTTCTGTTATTGCCTATATGGTTCGAAATTACCCAAGTATCACAACTCAATTCTTCTCCTGTTGAAGCATCATGGATCATTACTGGGCTATTCCAGTCAAATCTACCAAAGTTATCAAGACCATTAGCTTGGGCATGAAGATAATTGTAAAGATCAAGCCATGTCATTTTATTCATCTGGCCTCCTTAAAATGTCGGTTTTGTGGGTATAGTCGGTG